GCCCCTGCTACGCTCAGATGCGTTTCGAAAATGTTTCATAGGTTTTCCAGAGTTATGTATTCCTCTGGGTCCCTATTTGACGGAGAAACCATCAACATTAGACAGGGCTTGTTGCCTTCCTTGTGTGAGCACTATCAGAATACCTCTCCCTTGCGAAGGGAGAAGCAACCTAAGGCTGAAAGTCTTACGACCGTAGGCCCGCTCACACTTAGAGCGATAGGGATCTATCGCTTCCCTGTAAACAGGTATTAGAGTATGTCAAGTCGTATTACACGATTCGGCGTCTCTTCTATCTTTTCAGATAGCGATTTGATTATCTTACTTCACCGATCCAAGTAGGTGGCCTATTTCAGCTCCTAGTCTTGGAATCGGCTTCAAGGCCGATCTCAAGCTTGACTTACGGTATTCGCGGATTACCGGGTTGGCTGTATAGGGAGGAGTCCCATTCGGCGTCTCTTCTCTATCAGGTCCTTGTTTAAGGGACTTTACCAGAGCGATTTGGTTATTCTACTTCGATCGAGCTGACAGCGTGTCAACTCGTCTTCAGAGCCGAGATCGGATACAGCGTCCGGATCACCTCGATTCGGCGTCTCTTCCTATCGTTAAATAGGCGATTTGATTATTCTACCTCACTGAAAATTAGTAGGTGGTCTATTTCAACTCCTATTCTAACTCTCAGCTTCAGAGCCGAGCTCAAGATACCGCACAGTAAGAGTCCCCTCTTACCGCCTCATTGACACCTATTTATTGTTGACTGGGTCAACAGTTGCCCTAAACGTACTAGAGTAACGATACCATCTCTTCAACATCTTAGATTCGGAAGTCGGAGGTTTACCCTCAGACACCCTAGTTTGGATGTTACGTGGAAATGGTAAAGCCGCAAACTCAGTCTCGATCTCTCGAAATTGAGTCCACAGGTTCTCAAGGCTCTCCCAGTCAAGGGAGCAGCCCGGAAGTTCCGAAGAAAGCGGTTTCGCAATCTGTACAGTCCGAGTTCGATATTGCACTGGCGGGGCCACTGCAATTCCGGCAGCAGAGGTAGGAACCTCTGTTGCAGGGACGAACGGGACACGAGGCGTGACAGAAGGAGTAGACAGACGGCCCTTACGGACTGAAGCGGAGACCCACTCGTTGAAATCTTTCTCATTGTCATATTCAGAATGCCATTCGGGCAACACAGTTGCCTTAAGGTGCTCTAAATAGAGGGCTCTAAGATCGAGATCAGGATGTGGAACCACCCCATCTTCCGTAATTACCGTGCCCTTTGGGTCTGGTTCGTAAACAGCCTCTAGTCGAGCATTATACTCTTCTAGTGTCTGCGGACGATACCACTGCCCTTCCTCCTGCCACCACCCCTCGGGTGGACAGAAGACCTCCTCAACAATCTCCTTCACTTCCGGAGCTGCCTGAGGCAATAAGATTTCCTCTAGCTTAGTACGAAGGTCCCGAGCGGTTATGACCACGTCCATGAAGGCCTCTCGATACACTACTTCATTCAAGGAATCCACCACCTCACTAGGTGTTGTGGCTTCAATCCCTGGATGCTGTGATGCTCGATCCGGCCCTCTTGGCGTCGTGCCATAATGTTCACGATCTCTGTAGACCGTCCCTAACTTCTTAGCCAGAGCGATAAGCTCTGAATAGGAATCTAGGTATTCAAGAATGAGTTTTACCTCACTCTCGAAGAATAATCTACAAAGACCTTGAACCCTGGTCATCGAAGTCTTATATAGGGAAGTTACCGATTTTAAAGGTAACCACCCTTTTAAACCTGTATAACCAGGCCCCCCAGGACCGTAGAACGTGAGTATGTAGTTCCGCAATCGTTTTGGAAGACTGAAGAGGCGTTTCGATGCTGAAGCTTTTGCGCGGTACCCATATCCTAAGACAGATAGCATCTGTCCGAACGATAATGAGTACTTACGCACAAGCTCCAATAGACCGGCTAGTGATAACCGGCCTACCACAAACTCAGCAAAAGGGATCATTGAGACGTTCACTCCGTTAAGGAATGTTCGCTTCGCAAATTCTAATGCTGTGCCTGATGTTGAAATCAGAGACTTGTGGTCCCCGATCCCGACATCTAACGCTTTCATAATTCCAGCGTATTGCTTCGCCACACAATCACGAGCTATGACTACGTCGTCTCCCAAGACAGCGTAGCCCTCGTACCATGGTTTAGTAATGGAAAGGACACCCGCCCTGAAGGCGGACCACTGAACGATTGCATGGTGAAGAAAAGCCAGCATCGCCCAAGAACTGAGCGCACCCATTGGTTGCCCGGTAGCATACTGGACATATCCCAGCTCAGAAACAGTCTGTTTAGGACCATTCCCGAACTTGATTGTCTTGGGACAGTGATACTTCCGACCGACCATTAGGCAACCCCACAGCTTTGCCCCCCAACTTGTTAAGAAGGGAGACAGTAGTACTTTTTGAAGTACGATAGGCAGACGATCGGTCGCTGCTGATAAATCAAATTAAGACATAGAAATTGGTTTCGAGAATTTCTTCTCGTTAGCATCCTTCCATGCAAACAAATGACGAATCGGTCGCTCCTGATCAAATGTTCCATCCTGTGGTATTCGCTCCAGTAACCCAAAGATCGCCTTATGAAGGCGATCAAAGAGCCACTGTGTCCAAGGATCAACCATGGCAAACACCCGAACTTTACCGGCTGGTTCCGGTTTGAACCCAAGTTTCCCAAGCCAATTAGTTGCTTCGAAAGGGCATGATGGCCCTCCCGAGGATAAGGGAAGAGAATCTTCCCAAACCCACAACTCTTTGGCCCAGGATTCTATCCGGTTCAGCACCCACTGGTTAGACGTCATTTTACACCAATTTTGCAAAATTGGGTATAGAGGACTGTGTAACCATGTGAACGCTGAAGCCAAAATAGATGCAGGGGACGTGCTCTGAGCTCCGCTCTGAACACTGTACCCTCGCACCGCGGGTCCAGACTTAGAAATCAGGAACGGTTTAGCCCGGAGTCCCTTCATAAATTCCAATGGACCATCGCCCTCCTCATTCCACAGTGCATCAGTTATTGTTCCATCCTTATGGAACAATTTCTTTAACACTGGGACGAAGTGGTTGAATACGAATTGACTAAATTCGTATGTCATAAGAGGGTCTCCACCGTACTCTTTCGTAATTGTACTTATCTTCACTTTTCCTGGGAAATCTAATACTCGGTATAACCCGAATAAAGTTGCCCAGAATCGGATCGTCCAAGTACAATGCGATCGAATACGTGCCCGATGAAGGGCTGGAACGATTGAAGGGATCCCACCATGCGTTCGACCGACTCGAGCCCCGAAGGGCGTCAAATCGTGTAGTCGTTGCCCGCCTACCACCTGCTGGAGCATAGAGGAACAAGCCTTGAGATAAATCACAAGGTACTTGATTCCTCCGTGTTTATACAGACGATGATAGGTGGCTAACGTAGTGATTACCACTTTGACAACTGAAAGGTTGACTCTCCGTCCCAGCAATGATATACATCCTAAGATATGTACCACTGCTGGACGCCCAAGTTTTACCTTGAGCATGGCATTAAGAGACG